CACTCCCGAAACAGAGTTAAAGAGTAATCATTCATATTGGCATTCGCGCCTGCATATTCAGCAGGCGTTTTTTATGCGGAAAAACAGGAGGTAAAACGAAAATGAAAGAGATTTGGAACTGGATTCAGGTTGCATTTGCAGCCATCGGAGGTACACTTGGCTGGTTTTTGGGCGGATTGGACGGCTTCCTTTATGCGCTTATCGCCTTCGTGGTCGTCGACTACATCACGGGCGTGCTTCGGGCAATTGTGGAGAAAAAACTGTCCAGCAGAATCGGAGCGCAGGGTATCGCCAAGAAGGTAGCGCTATTCCTTGTGGTCGGCATTGGTCATCTCATCCTATCTGCTCGGCGGCACGGGAGCACCACTTCGGACGGCGATTATCTTCTTCTACATTGCTAATGAGGGAATTTCTCTCGTTGAGAATGCCACGGCTATTGGGTTACCCGTGCCTGCCAAGTTAAAAGATGTGCTGGCACAACTTCATGGAAAGGATGAACAGAAATGAATCTACGGAAATTGATATTCACAAACAACGCCTGCTACAAGGCTGGCAGGACTATTACTGTCAAAGGCATTATGGTTCACTCCACCGGCGCGAACAATCCGAATCTGCGTCGTTATGTGGGTCCGGACGATGGATTGCTTGGCAAGAATCAATATAACAACCACTGGAATCAAGACAAACCGGACGGTCGGCAGGTCTGCGTACATGGCTTCATCGGAAAACTGGCTGATGGCAGTATTGCTACCTATCAGACACTGCCGTGGAATCATCGCGGTTGGCATGGGGCTTCCGGCTCAAAAGGATCGGTCAATGACAGTCACACAAGTTTTGAAATCTGCGAGGATGGCCTAACCGACAAAGCCTATTTCAACGCAGTCTACAAGGAAGCCACCGAACTGTGTGCCTATCTTTGCAAGGAGTATAATCTCGACCCGACGGCTGACGGCGTTATTATCGGTCATTACGAGGGGCATAAGCGCGGCATCGCCAGCAATCACGCCGATCCCGGACACTGGTTTCCGAAGCACGGGAAATCGATGGATACCTTCCGTGCCGAAGTCAAAAAGTTGCTATCAGCAACAGAAACACCTACCTCCACCGAGCCGAAGAAACTGTACCGGGTTCAGGTCGGGGCGTACTCGCTTAAGGCAAATGCCGATGCCATGCTCAGCAAGGTCAAAGCCGCCGGTTTCACCGATGCTTTCATTAAATATAGCGAATAATGCTCCACTCTTTACGCCCGTCGAGGATTTTTCTTCGGCGGGCATTATTTTTTTGCCCACATGCTACGGATTTTCCGTTCTGCCTGTCCAGTACAAAGTGAGGATAGGAAACTTCTCTCCTCGGAACGGAGGAACGAACATGACAGACAATCAGAAAATTCTTATAGATAAGCTGCGACTCGAAGGATACGGATATTTAAAAATTGCAAAGGAAATCGGTGTGTCCCAAAACACTGTGAAGTCCTATTGCCGCAGGAATAAAACAAACAGCAAGGCACTTGAGAACATTGCCGTTTGTGAACAATGCGGAGAGTCGATTGATATAAGCAAACGGAGTGCACGGCGTTTCTGCTCTGACGCATGCCGTAATAAATGGTGGAATGAACATCCGAAGGCAGAAATGCCGTATTCCATCTCGTGTGCCTGCTGCGGAAAGAAAATACATATGCGTCGCCGCAACGAGAAAAAGTATTGCTCCCATGCCTGTTACATTAAAACTCGTTATGAGGGTGGTGGCGGCAATGAATAATCGCAGCAATATCCAAGCTTATCATTCTGCTATAGCCCAGGTAAAAACCATGCTTGAAAGAGGCATCATTGACGAAAACGACATTGTATCAATTGAGGACAAATTAGCGCAAAAATACGAGCTTAAATTCGGCAGTATATATAGGGAAAATGACTTGATAAATCTCGGTTTTAGAGCGAATATATCACATACCCAGGAGGTGATATAAATGCGTAAAAAAGTGAGAAAACTTGAAAAAAAGATGGTTTTAGAAAAGCCGAAACGTGTCGCAGCCTATGCAAGGGTGTCAAGTGGAAAAGATGCAATGTTGCATTCACTCTCTGCACAGATCAGCCACTACAGTGAGCTGATTCAAGTTCATGAAGGTTGGCAGTACGCGGGTGTGTATGCTGATGAGGCACTCACAGGCACGAACGAAGACCGTGGGGATTTCCAAAGACTCCTGTCCGACTGCCGCGCCGGACTGATAGATATAGTCATAACCAAGTCCATCTCCCGTTTTGCTCGAAACACGGTAACACTTCTTCAAACCGTACGAGAGCTAAAGTCGCTGGGGGTGGACATTTTCTTTGAGGAGCAGAACATTCATACGATGAGCACCGAGGGTGAGCTTATGTTGACAATCCTCGCTTCCTATGCCCAGGCAGAAAGCTTGTCTGCGAGTGAAAATCAGAAATGGCATGTCAGAAAAGGTTTTGAAAAGGGCGAATTGATAAATATGCGTTTTCTATTCGGCTATAGTATATCTAAAGATGAAATCGAAATAGACTTTGATACTGCGCCAATTGTAAAGGAAATCTTCAAGCGGGTTATTGCCGGTGACACCTTCGGTTCAATAAGCAGAGACCTGAACAAAAGAGGCGTTTCCGGGGCGCTCGGGGGAAAATGGTGTGTACAGCGCATCCGTGACATTGTCGGCAACGAAAAATATACGGGCAATGCCATGCTTCAGAAACATTATCGCAACAATCATTTAGAAAAGAAAAAATGCCGTAATACGGGCGAATTACCAATGTATTATGCAGAGGATACGCACCCTGCCATAATTGACGAGGACACTTATAAGGCGGCTCAGGTAGTATTGTTGGCAAACAAAAAAGCGAACAAAAATAGACCTAAACCTAAAACGAGTGAGTTTACAGGACATATTTACTGCCCGCACTGCGGGAAGAATTATAAGCGTGTTACCAACAACGGTTCGGCTGGATGGAATTGCTCCACCTATGTTACACAGGGAAAAATCTACTGCCACGGGAAAAAGATACCCGAAGATACACTCAAAACCGTCTGTGCCGATACGCTTGGTTTATCTGAATATGATGTCAAAGTGTTTTCCGAGTGTGTTGAGCGCATTGAAGTGCCTGGCGAAAATCGCCTACTATTTGTTTTCAATGATGGCAGAACCGAAGAACGCATATGGGCGGATAAATCGCGGCGGGACAGTTGGACTGCGGAAATGAAACAGGCTGCTGCGGAGAGAACGAGGCAAAGGAGGAAAAACAATGGCAAAAGTAACAACGATTCCAGCAACGAAAAATAAGTTCACGGCACTGCCGACAAACACACTCACAAAACGCAGGGTGGCAGGTTATGCCCGTGTTTCTACAGACAGTGATGAGCAATTGACAAGCTACGAAGCTCAGGTTAATTACTATACTGATTACATTAAAAGCCGCACCGATTGGGAGTTTGTTAAAGTCTACACTGACGAAGGCATATCGGCACTCGGCACAAAACACAGAGACGGTTTCAAGAAAATGATAGCTGATGCTCTCGCAGGCAAGATTGACCTTATTATTACAAAGTCAGTCAGCCGATTTGCGAGGAACACTGTAGATAGTCTTGTTACCATCAGAAAGCTAAAAGAAAAAGGAGTGGAATGCTTCTTCGAGAAAGAGAATATTTACACTTTTGATGGCAAAGGAGAACTTCTGCTCACCATTATGAGTTCGTTAGCACAAGAAGAAAGCCGTAGCATTTCCGAAAACGTCACATGGGGTCAGAGGAAACGTTTCTCGGACGGTAAGGTCAGTGTCGGCTATTCCAACTTTCTCGGCTTCAAAAAGGGGGAAAATGACACGCTGAAGGTCGTACCTGAAGAGGCTGAAACCGTTCGAATTATCTACAAGCTTTTTCTTGAGGGCAAAACCACCCAAGGCATTGCAAACTACCTTATGGAACACGGAGTCTTAAGTCCGGCAAGAAAGCAGAAATGGCAGGCATCCACGATATCAAGCATCCTCACCAATGAGAAATACAAGGGCGACGCGTTGCTCCAGAAACGGTTTACAGTTGACTTTTTGACAAAAGAGCTGCGGATAAATAACGGCGAGGTACCGCAGTATTATGTGGAAGGTTCACACGAAGCCATCATAGCCCCGGAGGAATTTCAAGCGGTTCAGGATGAAATGGCGCGGCGCAAAAAGCTGGGCAGAGCTTACAGCGATAAGGCTTTTCACAGTAAACTCATCTGCGGAGACTGTGGTGGTTTCTACGGCCGAAAGGTCTGGCATTCAACAGATGAATATAGAAGCGTGATATTCCAGTGCAATCAGAAGTTTAAATATGAGAACAGATGCCAAACTCCGACACACACCGAGGACGAAATCAAACAACGTTTCCTTACTGCTTACAATGACTTAATGGGCAATCGCTCCACAGTGCTTGCCGACTGTGAGCTTATCCGGCAGACACTCTGCGACACTACAGCACTTGATGCCGAAATGCAACAGGAACAGGATGAAATGGCGGTCGTGTCCGAGCTCATGCAGGCACACATAAAAAAGAATGCCTCGGTTGCCCAGTCGCAGGAAGCCTACGCACTGGAAACCGAACGCATCGAAAAACGCTATAATGCCGCTCTTGAACGCTACACCACACTTGAAAAGGAAATAGAAATGCGGATGCGAAAAAGCAATGAAATCAGCGCTTTTATCACAACGCTGAAAAAGCAGCCGCTGACCGTGCCCGAATGGAACGAACGGCTTTGGATTACGCTGCTCGACATCGCAATCGTTCAGCGGGATGGCAGTATCGTGTTTCGGTTCAAAAGCGGCAGAGAAATAACAGATTGAAATGATATTTCAGCACTATAGTAAACCATGCAGCTGTATTGTACACAAAATGGTTGTTATTTCAGATATATTATTTATTTGATGGATTTGTGTAATAGTGAAGTCAAGTCCTAAATGTTGGTGT